TCATTATTATTCTTAACATCATTATACACTTGCTTTAATGTCTTACCTGATTGTTCAGCCATTGTTATATATTCGTTTATAATATTTTGCTCTACTCTTTTGAACGTCTCTAGCTTATCTTTTTGCGACTTTAAGAACGATTCCATCTTAGCCACATTACCTTCGAATCCTACTTCATCATTACTTGCCTTAGCTTTCATAGCACTATCATAATATGTTAGAAACCCTCTAGAACCTTCACTAACCTCTTTACTTACAGCATTAGCAGTCTTCTTTAACGCACCTATATCTCTACCAGTCTCCACTATATCTTTTACATTAGCTTCTGGTACACTAGCTCTTATACGCTCTTCTACCTTAGCTAACATATTAGCATCTAATGAATTACTTTCTTCCAATATAGTCACTATATCTCTTAATTGACTTACTTTGTCTGATCCTAGTGAATCTACACTTATCTCATTATTCGCAAACGCTTTAGCTACATTTACTCTTTCTTCATTTGGCTTATCTAGTATTACAGGAGTTTCTTCTTTATTATCTGCTACACTTTGTGGCTTACCTTTTAGTTTATCGTACTCTTCTTTTACTATCTTAGGTGTTGCTATCTGTCCACCCATTGTTGTACCTAATACTCCTGCAACTTTAGCTTCACTCATATCTTCACTTGTGAACCCTTTATCGAACACATATGGATTTTGTGCTGCTGTTTCCGCTAGTGTTTGCCCGTATTCAGTCATTCCCTCAACTAACCCAGCTCCTGCTAGTTTTAACGGTGCTTCACCTATTCTTAGTATCCCTTTACCATACGTACTTGCTAATGCATTTTTTACTGCTGCTGGTGCACTCTCTACTGTAGCCTTTAATGCACTCTTTGCAGGTGTCATACCACTTATAGCTAGTTTATCTCCTAGTCTATCCATATATGTACCTACTATTGATACTGCTGCAGACCTTACCTTCTCTCCAGATGTCATAGGTCTTTGTAGCTTATCTTCACCTATATTTATATTATGGTTTACATTAGTTACAGCCATTGTACCTACACTAGCTGCTAGTGCCATCATCTCAGGCAATGATCCTGCTAATACTTCCAGCGATCTACTATCTGTCATCGCCTTACCTATTGCACTTACGAATCCTTCTTTCTCTATAGTATTTTTTATTTCCTCTTGCAGGTCACTTACATTCTTTGTACTATACCCACTTAGTGTCGATCCTTTATGTTGTTTTACATGCTCTACTGTATCTTTTTGTATTGATTTCCCTACATTCTCTAACCAACTTCCAGTTTCATCTACTTTCAGTGTATCTATTATGTTATTCCTAAATTCCGATGTACTTTCACCATATTTAGCCAGTCTTTTATTTTCATTCTCTAAGAATTTCTCATCTAAATTCTTTATTCCTTTTAGACCTTCTCCTATAGATTCTATACCTTCTCCTACTAATCCAGCCACTTTGTTAGCAACATCTTCTGTTCCACTTGATGCTGCTCTTCTCATTCTTTCTAGTAGTCCTGCATTCTCTGCATCATATCCTACCATAGTATCAGCATTAGCCTTTTCATACTCCATCTGTTTCTTTGCAGCATCCACATCACCTATATTCTGCCATAGTGCTTTTACAGGTGCTATCTCTCTAGTTAAGTACGCTTGTACACCATCTATAAACCCACTCTCACCAGTATCTCTATTCATATAATCTTCTCTGGTAAGCGTACCATTATATTTAGCATACTCTGCAGCATTCTTTATATCTTCACTAGCATTACTCCCTAGTATTCTCTTATCTACTATTCCTGCCATCTCTTTAGCATATTCAGGATCTGCCCATAACCCTCTTTTTTCTTCCTTAGCCTTATTCATAGCATTAACACTTGCCATATCATTTTCACCATCGAAGAACGTAGGTACTGCGTATCCTTTTTCTATCATCCTATTCTTATATGCATCATTTTGTACAATATCTCTTCCGAATGCATCTTTCTTTACTACTACACCTTCACTATCAATCCCATTAGAATCCAATACACTTAATTGTGCCTCTAGTTTTGCCGCTTCTCCAGCTGTAGCCTTACTTGCGAATGACCCTACTTTACTCTCTTTAGCCTTAGCTAATCTCTCAGCCTTCTTAGCTATAGCACTACTCATCTCTGGAGTATCGATACCAAGCATCCTACTCCCATTTCCATTAGAGTATGTAGTATCACCATCGTATATATATGGTTCGTTTGTATCATTATATTGTGTTTGATTATTATTTTCTGTGTCAGTAGAAGTACCTATCTCTTGTAGGTTCGCTCCTATACTTGCTAGCGATTTATATATATTTGCCATTAAGGTCTCCTATAGTTTAATATTATCTATATTATACTATTTTCAACCTTTAGGCTAGTTTAAGTTTTATTTTACAGGATATAACATATCCATATATTTTAATACATTTTCTCTTTGAGTTGTATCCCATGTAGGTAGCATATCACCAGGATTATCTCCAAATTCTAGCATAGCTGCGAATTCCTTAGGAGGTATTTTACGTTTATTTGCTTCTTCTGTTAACAATTTTAAAGTATCATTACCTATCTCAGTAGCTATAGCTGCCTTTAATACAGGAGTAGAATCTTTGGTATTTTCCACTTTACCACTATTTTTCATTCTAGCTTCTAACGCCTTTATCTGTGCTTTAGCCCCTTCCTCTGTAGTAATCTTACTAGAGTCACCACCCATAGTATCAATTAGGTTCTTATAGTCATTAAGAACTGCTTGTTTACTCTTACCTTCTTTGTTAGCTTCTATTCCAGCTTTATACGACTTTATCAAACTATCTGCCAATCCTACTGTATTTGCAGTTACCTTACCTTTTCCAGCTTCTGCTATTACATCTCTTGCATACTCTTGTACATCCTTATTAACCTTGGTCTGTACTGTAGTTAACTTAGGTACTTCAGCTAATGGTATAACATCAGTAATATTACCATCATCAGTAGCTATTCCAGCTGTTCTTCTAGCTAATAAATCCAACTCTTCAGGCTTAGCGTTAGGATTACTATTATATGCTTGTACATATGCATTTCCATACGCCTCTTGTTTCTTAGCTATCTTATCATTCATATTCATAATATTTTGAGCTTCTTGCTGCCCTTCTACACGATTTACAGTCTTAGTAGTATCTATATTTAGCATCTTCAACATATTAGCCATATCAGCTTGCTCACTTGCCTTTTGTGCATTAACTTTAGCCATATCTAACCCATGCTTATAGTCATATTCCCTTTTCTTTTGGTTCCATTCATCTAATTGCTTAGCCTTATACAACTCACTAGTAGGATCATTTAACGCCTTATTTTGCATGCTCACTTGTGCACTTAGCAATGCACTCGGATCCACATTAGTATTAGTTGTAGCCAACCTATTTACATACTCTCCTGTAGCACCTCTATTGAAATTAGCAGCCCATTGTTTCTCAGCTTCAGCTCTATCCTGTGGACTCAGATTAGCTAACCCAGCCCTCATTTGATTTTCCATATCCGCTATCTTAGCACCTTGATACGCTTTCGGATCTAACATAGCTAACACTCCCTCTCTTGTAGCCTGTGCTCTGTTCAACTCATCTGTCACTCTTTGCTCTTGTCTTTGTTTGAACCCTAGCTCCGTTTCATATCTTCTTCTATCCTCTTCCATCTTAGCTTGTTGCATTACATTATCTAGACCTATCTGATGTTGTTTCATTTGCCTATCTGCAAAATCTAGGAATATACCTCCTACATCAGGCACGTCTACCCGACCAGCAGTATAGTCTGGTCTTAATCTCGTAGTATACGCTGCCATGTTATATTACCGCTGGTTTATTTGCAAACGCATTAGCTAATCCACTTCCTATGTTCTGTTTATACGTCTCTCTGTCAGCAATCATCTTCTTATTTTGCGCTCTTTGATCCTTTAACATTCCCATTTGCTCTTTAAACAGCTTTGCCTTATTACCAAGTATACTATCATATAATCCATATCCTGTACCTAGTAATCCTGCCGCTTGTCCCATATTATTCCATGTTCCATTAGCTAACCCAAACAGCCCTGCCTGATTGTTATAATCAATCATTGGATTACGTGTCACTGCGGTATCTGACACTGGAAACCATTCTCCTGTCATCTCATTTGTAAAATCCATGTACGTTCTCCTTATATCTTTTTTCTATTATACCTAATGTACACTTAGGTATTCCTTATACGCTCTGTTATAGGCCGTATATCATTACTTATCACATTCATGCCATACCTTGCAAAGCTTGGCCTTAATATATGAAATTTAGTACCCTCATACAGATAGTCAGTCTGAAACTGTGCATTATCTTGAGTTAAAGGCCTCGTATATGTACGTATATCCTCCAGCCCTATATGAAGATTCTTATCATATATATCCGCTAACTCTGTTTGTTGAGCCTTTACTTCTTCACTTAAACTAGTCAATTCCTTGGCCTTATTCTTTTCTCTATACTCCATTATAGGCCCTACTACCTTTCCAGCAGTACTTAGCTTATTGAACCATGTCATACTAGACATTGAACTACTTAACATATTACCTATACCACTCACATAATTTTGAATACTTATTTCACTTAACTGAACAACCATATTATCAACTGTTATGCTAGCCGCACTACTTGTAGCTTGTGATGCTACCTGTCCTGCCCCTTGTTTTATAGCCTCAGTAGCAGCAGCCCTGACTAGATTCTGTACTATAGAGGCTATACCTGCTATTAACGATATTGTACCAGTTATCTTAACCCATCGACCAATCCTACCGGCACCATCAAAATCTCCACTTTTAGCTAAGACCATCTGAGCTACTGTTAGTGCTACTGTTGTTAATGTAGCTGCAGTTGCTATCGTAACTAATGGAGATGCAGCTCCCCACGTAAACACAGTTATTACTACGGCAACTACCACTATCAATGGTCCTAGCAATTTCTTCCACCCACTAGTTTCTTTCTTTTTATAATCCAAATCTACAGACCCGTATATTAGTTTACCATAGTCATGCTTCTTTAGCTTTTTAGCCGTATCTACACGTATACATCCTTTATACCATAGTATATTTGTCTTACCAGCATCGTTCCTTCTAAGGAACGATAACGCTGCACTTCCTATGCTATACCTAGGAGTGCTACTACCATACACTATATCATTAGCTAACTCTTTAACTACCGGGCTATCATCGTTTAAATACCCTGTTCTCTTATACCTATACCTAACATTTATACCACTCACAAACATACTAGGCTTTTCCCATCTCTTATTGAAATCAGTCTCTTCTGGGTCATGCGCAGGCTGTATAGGTATTGGTACTACAGACGCTTCCATAGCCTCAACTACAAAATCAACACCATTATCCAGTAACACATATGCTCCTATATAGTCATCTATACCCTCTATATTACCACTAACATTCATGGCAACATTTTGATATATACTACTTTTATAGTTATCATCTACATACGTAAATATCTGTTGTACCGTCCATCCATTGAACTTTTCAGGATTACTTTGATCAGTATACCCTAGTGTAAACTCTCTCCATTCATTGAATGGTACATCAGCCTCTAACATAGTAGCTAGTGCCTCTCTTGACAAACTACTAGTATCCTGCTTACCACTATCAAACTTCAAGTATAACTGCTCAATACCATCTTTACTTTGATTGTTTATTTGACTGACAGGTATATTAAATATCTTTAATACTCTCCTAACCCTAGGAGTATGTGTATTAGGCCATACTACAAATTTTTTATTATACACTTCTACACCATCAATATTAGTAGTACCCCAATATTTCTTTAACATATGTGCAAGTTTTTTCTTTGCAAACAACTCTCCTTGCAAGGTGGAAAAGAAGTCAATGTACTCCTTCATGCTACACCTTATATGCTTATATTAGGAGCTAACTCATTACCTAATTTTTGTGTAGGGTTTTTCCATAAGTTAATCATCTCTGTCCATGTTGCACTTGGAATACTCTCCAACTCAGCCCCCGCTAATGTACCTAGCATACTAGCCCCAGCACTTGCTGCATTAGCCCATGCATTATATACATATCCTCTAGCCTGCTCTTTACTTACTTGCTTTTGTAGGTCACTCAATGTTACGTATCCTGTACTAGTCTTATTAACACCTGTCAACCCATTAGCACTTAGGTTAGTCCATGTAAACACTCCATGATTTATATATGTATCAGCCACTAACTTATGTGTTTGTGCCCAGTTTTGTTCTTTTGTAGCCACTAACACTTCACCTTGTATACCTTTATTCGCAGTATCCGCTTCAATATTTTGTATTGTTACATACTCTTTACCTTCATTAGCTAATAACGTCACATTCCCATTACTGTCTGTACTAGGAGTTCCATAATTCCTTAACAGCTGAGCTTGCTTTAGTTGTCTTTCAGCTAGTGAATTAGCCACTTGATTCTCTGCTAACAACTTATTCTGTACCAGTATATCTAGCTGCTTCTCTAACTCTTCTTTCTGTAGCCCTAATCTCTTTTCAGCTTCAGCCCATGCCAACCCAGTATTCATTACATTAGCTGTTATACTAGCACTCATCTGTGCTATAGTCTCAGCAACCACTTTTGCTTTATCAGTACTTTTTATATCACCATGATCTAACAAATCTAACAATGTCTCTTTCATTCTAATATATATACTATCAGGCCCTAAGGCCTCCTCTACTAACTGACGTTGTTTTGAGATTACGTCCAAATCTGTTTCTATTAATATTGTAGCCATTTTATTCTCCTTTATTTACATGTTATATATTATAGCAGAAGGTGCAAAGTAATAATATGAAGTTGATCCACCATCCCCGCTACCATCGTAATACATTCTTTCAACAATTACTATATTTTCTTTATTGGGGTCTAAAGCGCTACCTCTAACCTCTGCCGTAAAATTTACGAGATAGTTAGAGCCACTCCAGTTATACTCAGATGCCGTAAAAACGGCACTATTATTTATATATACCGTAAATGTAGTTCCTGAAGTATTACCACTAGATATATACCCACTAAAAATACACTGTATGTTACTAGATGCAGACGTTACTCTATTAGCTCTTAACCCAACAGTAACGGAGTCATAACTACCTGGACCAAAACTACTGCCACTAAGAATAATGCCTTTTGTAGCTACATAGTACGTTTTAGTATCAGCGGACAATGCGTCATACTCAGCCTGACGTATAAATCTAGGTAGATTACTATAGCCGCTGACATTATGATATTTATTGCCGTATACGGTAATTTGATTATCTTTAGACTCATAATGCATAATCTTTCCATAGTGAATACTGCTATACTCACTTTGCACTACCATGTTATTAACTAATAAAGAAGTACCTGTAAGAAGCCCTCCTTTTATAACCGCACCCTCAACAGTTCCTCCACGTATATAAGCACCATATATATTAGGGTCATTATAACTTCCAGCTGCATCACTACTTAGCCTAAATCCTTGACTAGGCCAGCCTATATTACCGTACGGAACTCCATTAAAGTTATTACTAACTAATCCACCACCTTTCCATACAGTACTTCCAGATACACCAGCCTGCAACACGTCAGCAGTAACACTATTGGCAGCAATTTGATTAGCTGTAATAGTCTTAGCTGCAATTTGATTAGCAGTTACACTACCTGTAGTTATTCTTCCTCCATTTATAGTAGTAGTTTGTCCATTATTGACTTCATTAACAACTCCTTGTGAAGCCCCATTTACATTACTAAACTCAACAACACCATTAAACTTTATCTGTGGGGTAGCTCCTGATGCGTCTATAGTAAACGGAGCTGTCCTTCCAGTATTAGCACTATTAGTGAATCTCAATTTAGTCGCATCAATCCAGAACTCACTAGTATATGGATTGGCTTGAGTACCAGCACCACTAAAGTTATTCGCAGTTAACCCGAAGCCACTTTTTCTATACACCCCATTCACATTTACTGTACTATTATACGCCCACTTACTCTCTACTCCTTCTGCAGTTACTCTTATATCATTTGCAACTTTACTATCTGCCCCACCTATAACACCATTACTAGCTTGCAAGTACGCACTCAGCCCAGTATTAGTACTAGCTCCTGCTTCATCTATTCCTACATAAGCTAAAGCATTATCTAACACTTCAGCTTGTGCAGCAATTTCTCCGTTAATACTTTCCATAGTTGCTGTCAATGCTCTGAAGCTTGTAGCTCTAGCTGTTTGCTCTGTTACTATAGCCTGGTCTAATCTAACTACAGTAGCTCCAAGGTTACTTGTAGGATCTGCTAACTGTGCTGCTAATGTCTGTATTACTTGCGCTACTACCTCATCCTTACTAGCTTTAGTCATTTGTAGGTTTATTATCTGCGCGTTTGCATTACTTAGCCCATTATTGAAATTACTATTTAACGTCTCTATTAGAGCATTTAATCTCATATCCTCGTTACCAAGATCCAATATACTTTGTGTATACTGATTCAGTGGAACATAGCTAACTGCAAACTCTTGTAACATTGCATTCATATCATTTATTAACTTTGTACTGTTTGTAGTCATACTAACATCAACAACTAACTCTACAAGGTCTTTCATCCATTGTGGGGCATCATCATATAATTGCGGTATGTATATATCATCACCAGTTATCACATACTCTTTTTTAGCTACAGATATTTCTAAATTATCTAGATCTTCTACGATAGCTTCTTGTTGATTATCCGATCCTGTAACAATATCTCTATTGAGTATTTCTACTTCACTACTAATATCACTAACTATTTCAATAGGTGATTTGTCCAATTCAGCTGTTATCATTCTACGTATACCTTATGTACTTTAGCTACAAACTTACCATTATTTACTGTATCACAGTCAATTACAAGCTTATACAATGGTTTACTATAATAGTAGTCAGCTCTTTCACCTCTTTCAATATTTAGACCATCCACAGTATCACTATCTAATATTAGCTTTATTTTACCATTCTGTGCATTTACTATGCTAGTAGTAAGAGTAGCTATTACACTACCGTCTTTTATACTTAGTAGCTTAGCATTGAATGTATCTGTAGGCTCTATAGCCATAGGTAGTGTAGTCCCATTTAGTTTTATTGTTATTATAAATTCATTACGAACACCAATAGTTATACATAAAGTTACTCATACTACCTCCTTATATTTGACATAAAAAAAGCCTCCCACTTTCGTGAAAGGCTCCTTAATTTCCGTTACTTCTCACCGTATGATATTGTATATCTAGGTCTTAGTCTTGTAACACTTAATCCTGTTTTAGGGTCTTTTGTATGCAGTGGTATCTCAATATCTTTTAACACACTCAGATGTCCTCTTCTAACTTCTACAGGTACATTCAATGGAATATACACAGTTCCAAGATCGAAGTGAGCATTTGAACAGTTAACCACAGCTACTGTTGTTTGGTTATTTTCTCTTGTATCATTATCAATCAATGTTACTACTACAGTTTCTTTAGCTCTAGCTTCCATTTCCTTAGCTTTTTCAGCCATAGTTTTCTTCTTATCACCCACAACAGATTTCTCTTCTGATTTTTCATTAACTTCTACTGGAGCTGTGATTTCTTGGTCAGAAGTCTCTTGTGACTCATAGTACTCTTCAATTTTTGCTTCTAATTTTTCTGCACTAATATTAGGTACAAACTTGATCCCTAACTCTTTAGCTTCTTGTTTTAATTCTTCAATTGTTTTTGACATATTACTATTCCTTATATTGGTTTTTAGTTTAATTTATTTACTATGTATAATACTCCTAGGTTACCCTAGGATTGTATTATTTTGAAGCTGCACAGTATACAGCTAATAATTTCTCAGGCTCTAAGATAACTCCTGCATAGAAGAAGTTGTACGAGAAGAACCCAGTTGTTCCATATGGATTTACATTTTCAACAGATGCTGGATCTTTAGCGTTGAATTTGATTTTCCCTTGTCCTTTTAATCCTACAGTTGCGAATGAACCTTCTGTTGGGAATAAAATTGGATGTACGTCGAATTTTGCATCAGTACCAATTGTTCCAGTATAAGCTAATTTACCAGCATATCCCGCAGGAACAGTAGCACCTTTACCAGCATATACAACAGCACCTTCAGACTCAATGAATCTTACTTGATACATATACCCTACTTCACCTTCAGCTAAGTTAGCTGCATCACCATATTTCTCTACAGGTACCCATTCGAATTTTCTTTCATATGAAGAACCTCTTACTACGTTCTCTAAGTCAGTTTTAACATCTGCTCCGATAATACCATAGAATGATTTAGCAATAGTTCTAGTATCAATTTTAGTTGAACCAGTTACAATGCTTGTATTTTTCTTAGCTCTATTTCTAGTTAGTTTTCTAACTGCTGCTCTAATTAAATCATAGTTAGCTACCCATTCACCATCTTCTGAACCGTCAGTAGCAATTGAATCACCTACAGTTCCTAAACTAATAGCTGTTCCTGAGAACATTTTAGTTGGTGTACCTAACATATCTAATTGAATTAAGTCTTCCATTCTTGAGTTAGCTAATTCACCTAACTCCTCTCTATACTTCACTTGAATATAATCTTCTGAGAATAAATCTACCTCATCAGTATAATCAATCATTTCCCCATATCTAGCTAATGTAGTTTCTACAGTAACTTTTTGTAATGATCTCTTATTTACAGCTCCAGCACCTTCAGCTAATGATGCATTAGTTAACGCTAATGAAACCTCATCTGCAGTTCTAGAAGTTAAGAAACCTTTTGTTGCGAACTCAGCGTCATTTAACGCTCTATCATACATGTGTAAGAATTTTGAAATCTTAAACGTTTTACCCATTTTTGTAGGCATATCTTTTCTAGACACGAATTGTCCATAGATATTTGTTCTGTTAGCTGCTTTGATCCCTGCTCTATCGTAATAATGTACGACTGTATTTGCTCCAGCTGTACTGTTTAATCCATTCCCATAAATATTTGTTGCCATTTATATCCTCTCTATAATGTTTAGTTGTAATGGACTATATCTTGTCCATTACATGTTTTTGATACCATTCCTCAAACGCTTCATCTGAATTATCTAGATAATCCACAACTTTACTTGTAGGAGTAGTTCTATTTGTTGGTGTTGCAGCCTTTCTCTCTACAGCTTTAACAGCCACCTCTTGTTGCTTAGCTTGAGTCTTTTTAACCCTCTCTATTTCCGCTTGTCTGGCTAACCTAGCTTCTCTTTCAGCCTGTCTTTGTTGCTCTGCATACACTTTTCTTTGTGCTTCCGCTTGTTGCTGAGCTAACTCTCTAGACGCTAATTCATAATACTCTAGGTCAGTCTTTGTGCCCCTATCGAACACTTTAATCTTTTCTGCTATAGGTTGTACCTTATCGAACATCCCAGTTTTAACATCAATATGTAACAGCCTGATAAGTTCTGGATCATTTGTAAGAGCTTCAAAACTTTTCCCATCCCACTCTTTACTTAGTATCCTATGAGTTGTCTCATACTCTTTATCAGCACTAATCTCTTCAACAATATCTTTTATTGCTAAAGCCTTATCGTCTCGTCCATAGTCAGTTGGTGTATACTTACTATTTTCTGTATCCAATTCTAACGAATCAACACCAGTCCTTTTCAGAACTTCGGCAATAGCTTCTTTATTACCTTTCATTACATCAATCATTAAATTAATATCATCATGACCAAGCTTCGCTTGTTCAATCGCATCAATCGTCTTTCTCCATGGTTTCATAGCTTGAGTCTTTCTCGTATAGTCCATAGCTTGTCCAAACACTTTTGGGAACTGTGCCATAATCTCTTCTGGAGTAAACTTATACTCTCTACCATTAGCTTTGAACGTCAATTCTTGATGTTCTTGTTGTGCTACTTCATCTATCTTATCTTCTGAGTCTTCATCTTCCTCTAGTTGATCATCTTCATCAGTTACTTCCTCGTCAGGTTGAGCTACTGCTTCAGTTGATTCTGTTTCTGAATCATTTACTTCATCATCATAAGTTGCACCATCTTCTTCTATGGAGTCCTCGTCGTTATCAGGTTGTTCCATAACTTCTATATTATCTTCTTCATATGATTCCTCTACAGGTTCATCATACACTTCATTCGCTTTAGCGTCTAGGAATGCTCTTTCGAGTTCCTCATCGCTCATATTATAGATTTGATCTTCAGTCATCTATTACTCCTCAGACTCATCTTCAGACTCATCTTCGTCTGGTTCTGCACCTAATTGCTTAATAGTGATGAAAAAATCTTGTAGTTGACTAATCGCAACTAACATCTCCATAACATCGCCTCTTTTACCTTGTTTCTTTATGTATTCGCTAGCTAACACGCTAACTCCATTTATCGCTTTATCTTTGAAGTACCCCTCAAGGATTACCTTTTGAAAATCTGGATGTGCTTCTAAACGCTCTAACGCTTGTCTCATTCCTATCCAGTAGTTATATTCTTCTAGTTGTTTTGCTGTTAATTCTAATTCAGCTTGGTTGTGGTTGCTCATTATATCGAGTCCTCCTAAGTTATTGATTTTATAGAATTAGCTGTTAGCCAATCATATTAAGGCAATTGTACAACAATATACCTTAATCTTTTCTTAATTACTTTTTCTTTGGTTTACACTTTGCCATTACTTTAACTCATTTAGTTTATATAATGTACTTCTATACAGCGCAACTACTTCATCTACAACAGCTTTTAAATATCCTTGTGAACATCCTTCACCTAACTTCTCTAACGTTTTTAGATGACTTGCAACTGCTTTACTTGGCGCATCTACGCTTCCCATAATATTTATATATGGTATATCTAACTTACCGAACTCACCTTGAGCAGCTTCAGCGAACGAATCTAATAAGTCAACTAATCCATCATATAAATCATTTAACGCTTTGTGTGCAGAATAACTTCCAGTTTTTAGGTGCGCTAGATGTGCATACGTTCTTGACATCATTAACACTCCAATGAACTTTGCAATATCTGCTGTTTTATCCATTCCACTTACCTTACCTGCTAATCCTTCATTTACCATTCTTTTTACCTTCCTTCTTTTTAGTTTTACTTTTACTATTTCCTCGTTCATAGTAATGCCTTACAGTATTACCATCACCATTTCCATACATATTAGTCACATGCGCAGCTAATCCTTCTCCCATTATACTACTCCAATCCTTATATTCCGCTTAGTACATTAGCTAACCCTTGTTCCTCATCAGGAACACTTTTAGGGGTACTAGCTCTCATAACTATCATAGCCTGCTCTATAAGTTGCATCGGTATACCACCTTGCAATAACTCCTCTGGTGTAGCTCCTTGTTGCAGCATCATTACAACATCCATTACAGGATCTCCTTGCTGAAACTTACTAGCTAACCCATCCTCTGTTTGTTTCAGATATGTATTATCTGCCATATGTATCAACCTGTCTAAACTTCGCAGCTAGTCCTAGATCCATTCCATTCTCCACATCAGCCGCTCTTTGTGCAGCTTCCCAGTATCCAGGATCACTAAACTTAGTATTCATATCTTTTACATACTGATCCGATACGCCTTTTCTCATAGCCGCATCCTTCAGGAACTTCTCTTGTGCAGCTTGCTCCTGCATCTTCCTATACGCTGCTTCTGCATATTTAGCTTCTTCACTCATTCCATCATTATATGGAATCTCTTGTGCATACCTACCAGCTAACCCAGCAGAGTTAGGAGCGGTATTGAGTACCCTTTGTGCCTCCTGAGCCCTAGCTATATCCATTGCTCTCTTAGCGTCCAAATACTCCATACCTTTACTAGCTAACTGCTTCTCTTCAGCTAGCTTTCTATTTTGATCTTCTATAAATCCCATTCTATTCTCCTTTCTCTTTCATCATATTACCTAATGCTATCTTATCTAACTCATGCAATCTCTTTTCTTCTCTATCTCGAGCTTGATCTTCTCTATCTATTCCTTCATTCTTCATTAGGAACTCAAGATCTTTCATATCAGCATCACTTCCTAGCTTTCTAGCCTTAGCCGCTTCTACTTCAGCTTTTTGCATTTTTAGCACTCTATCAATCTCATCTTCACCAGCTCTTGCCTTGTTTCTTTCAATCTCACTTTGTAACTTAGCATTCTCTAACATCAATCTCTGCATCTCTGCCTTCTGTAACTCTTGAGCCATTGGATCTGGTTCTTGTTTGAACTCTCTAATCTCTTTCTCTAAATCTGGCATTCTACTTAATCTAGCTATCTCAGCCATAATCTTTTGTGTCATTGCAAATGGCATAGTATTCCCTAACGTCTGCAATAAGAAGCTTAACTCCGCACTCTTAGCACTATTATCCTCTGCCGTAGATATATTAATCTCTATATCAATATTACCACCTAGATCATCTCTTCTTATAGGAACGAACTCTTCATTTGTTATTCTTACAACCTCTTCTGCCTCTAAGAATTCAGCATTATATGCCATCCATTTTCTCATTAACGGCTTTATCAGATTCTCTGCTACATTCCTAACTAAACTAATTCTTCTTGTAGCTGTAGCATCCAATGCTCCTCTAGCTCCTGTAGCTGTACTACCTAGTGTATTACCACTTATACCACCACTAAAACTCTTAACTCCAGTCTGACTCTCAATCTCATTGTTCATCAACGTCATTACATCGAATGCACTTCCAGGTATCTGATTATAACTTCCTTGCCAGAAATCACTCTTATCACCATTATACTCAAAATTATTCCCTTGCAGGAACTTCTTCCTATTCGCTATATCTAGTGCACCCTTCTTCATACCTACTTGACCATTATTACTTTGTGCCATATTATCTATAACACCTCTTATAATAGCAGTCTTAACTTTCTGATTATCTCCTATAACACTAGCCAAACTATCACCATATATCTGAAACGGTATTGCATTGAACGGCACCACTAAGAACGGAGGCTTCTTATCTGGATATGGATTACCTTGTAACCTTATAATAGTATTACCTATCCATGAACACACTATAGGCTCTGCTATACCGTCTTCATTCACATCATAGTTACCCCAGTACTCATACATTACCATCTTCTTTCTTGCCATATCTGCAAACGTAAAGTACGTATGGTCTTGTGGATAATATCCATAATCTCTATTCTGACCTTCATACTTTTCTACCTTATCTAGATTCTTATATCTACCATCAGCCTTTAATGTACTCAGATCCACTTCGTGTCTATGTATTACGAATTGACATTTATCCATGTCATCCATACATGTCGGATCAATATATATATCCTCATTCCTACACACTCTAGCTGTAGGCTGATTCTTTTTAACTCTAGTAACTTTCTGCTTAGCCATCACAATTATCTCTTCACCTGTCATCGGATCCACAGCTACAGTTTCCATCATCTCTTCTACTTCTTCATCTTCGTAGTCCCATCCAGTTTGTACCACTAAAGTCCCTTCCATAGCTAGCACCTTTAGACTCTTCATCAGGAAGTTATACCTTGGGAACTTTCTACAGAATTGTGTATTTAACAACAACTCATTCTGCCTAGCTGCATGTAAATCTTCCCATGTTATAGGACTACATTTTATGATATCAGGTGAACTCAAGAATGGGTCTGCCAACGATGGCAACATCCATTCCAACTGCTTACGAACGTCTTGAGAAACGATCTGAGATTTACCTTTAACTTCATTTCCATAAGGCTTACCTTCAGTCTCATTTCTCCACGTACTCATTTTGTTAAACCACTCAAGCCTTAACTTATCCGCAGCGGTCATATCTGCTTTTAGCTTACTGAGCAATTCTGATTTATTTATTGCCATTATTTATTTTCTCCTTT